TGTGGTAGTGGTATATAGTGTATGTAGGCAGCATCACACATATCACAATACCCATATTTATGAGCCCCTGTTTTATTAATAGTAATACTCCCTACCCCACAGTACGGACACTTATATACTACTTCAGACTCATCTTCTCTAATCTTTTTCACCTTTTTAACCTCCTTAATTATCACTACACCAAGCATACTAGTTTCTCACTAATTTCGGAAGCCTAAGAGGAGTTCTTAGTATGCTCAGTGTACTGACAACTAAGCCAGTACGAAAGGAAGTGAACACCGCCATATGGTGAATACGGTTTGGTTAGAACTATGTCAGTGCACTGTATGCACTCACATACTGCTAACAAGCAGTATTTTGAAGAATAAAAAGGGGTTTACATTAATAGAATATATCTATTAGTATCCTTAGGGATACCACAACTACTCCAAGTCACAGATCTATCAGCCATCTACGACTTAGAATAGTTGTGCTAGCCCTTAGGCTAACACATAACAAGAGGTTTTTAAAAACGGCACTTACTAGCACCTCACAGGAGGTAGGTGATTAAGATCTCCTGTGAGCTACTAACAAGAGTGGTGTTATTTTTTAGTTCTTATGTGCTTGTCAGGTCTATCTACATGTATTAAGTCTTTTACTGTTGTCTTATTGCCTTTCTTAGTTGTAATCTCTTGTCCTGTAAACTTATTCTTAGTGTCATGTACTTGTCTTACACCTTTTACCCCACCATCTCTGATGGCTTGCCCTATAGACTTCTCTATGTCCTTACCTACGCTGGCGTTCGGTATACTAGTCCATGTTCTTACCTTATCACTAGGTCCATCTCCATAAGTTAAGTTAGTTCTTCTTCTAGTTCTAGCTATCATATACTCTCCTCCTCATCATATATGTCAGGTATTCTGATGATGCAGATATTCTTGTTGGCTTCTGCCTGCTCTTCCTCTTCTATATTCTTGATCAGCTGTAAGTTATCTCTCTTGTTCTTACCTATTGGATTGGCTAAGTTAGACTCAGCAGCTGATTTGAGTAATGTTCTTTTGTGTTTGGCTATATATGTACTTACTATCCTATCTGATAGAAAATCATTCCACTCATCTATTGTAGTATCTGGATATAACTTATTAAGCTCAAATTGATCCCTAAAGATATTCTTCTGCATATCTTGTGTATATACCTTAGCTAACTGTATATATCTTTCTTTAGTATCTTTATCTAAATGAGTAGCCTCAGAAAGTGACTCTTGTAGTGGGTCTGTTTGTCTATTTAATACTTCTCTTGTGATGCTATTTACTAAAGTAGTATTCTTATACTCACTTGAATCTTTATCAAATAAGCTGTCTGTTTTTGCAAAGATTTCTTTTAACTCCTCTTGTGTCATACTATCACCATGTATAATATATCACAAATTTTTTTATTTGTCAATTTTTTTAAGTTGTATTGGAGAGGAAAAAAAACTAATATATATTATACAGAGGAGCAAGCCACCAAATATAGATCAGTTTTCAACCCACCCCCAGGGTATGTGTACTTGATACACAAACACCACAACATACATAACATATATTGTTATATACAGAATTTGAAAAATATACAATTAATGTTATATATACAATTTATGTTATATCTTGGGAAATAATTGGGAAATATTTCCCAACTTTCAAATTTTGAAAAATTGGCAGAAATATACTGTCAAAAAATCACAGATATACATATTGAAAAAACAAAATCAAAATTTGTGACACCTTAATTTTTTATTTTTTTTTGTTCATTTTTTGTACATTTTACATTATTTGATAAAAATTGCATACTTTTTATTATAAATATATATATATAAATTATATAAATTAAAAAATTATATAAATAAAGATATTTAAGATGTTTTTTCAATACCCATTGCAGTGATTTTTTGTAGATTTTACAAAATTTGAAAATTTTTCAAAAAATGTATTGACAAAATAAAAAAATAATGCTATCATTATTACAGACAGGAGGAAAAAATGAAAAAGTTTTTATTTAATAATTTAGGTATAATAATTATATCTAGCCTATTATTGTTTACTATTTTAGTATCTATATTAGAAAAAATTAATGCATAAATAGTTGTTGGCTTAGGTTTATTATATAACTATATATATAGTAGACCTGCTGGCAATAATTATTATTGTCTAGATAGAAAAGAGGTTTTATTTATATGAAAAAATTTTATACAATTTATGAGATAGACAAGGAGAACAACGACATTATTAATACATGGGAAAGTGAAAAAAGGGAAGAGGTTTTTAAAATGAAATATGATTATTTAGAAAATGTAAAAAGTGATGTATTAGAATACATAAAAGAAAATTATGAGAAAGAAGATTATGCAAACTTAGATTATGATGAGCTTTATGATGAAATGTTTATTGAAGATAGTATAACAGGAAATGCAAGCGGTAGTTATTATTGTAACACTTGGAAAGCAGAAGAGGCAATCTGTCACAATTTAGATTTAGCAGTAGAGGCTTATGAAAGTTTTGGCTATGATGGTGTTAAGTTTGAAGATGGAGCAGAGGCTATTGATGTGACTATTAGATGTTATTTATTAGGTCAAGCATTACAAGAGGTTTTAGATGATTTAGAAAATGAGGTTGAAGAATAATGAGGTATTTAAGTAAAGGTCAAAAAAGAATTTTAAAGGACTATGCAAAAGATGGTTATTTCAATGATGATTTATTAATAAATAAATATGGAAATAGAATTATATTAATTAAACAATTAGAAAAGGTCAATGATTATGAAACATTATACAATGATTTAAACAGATTGATTGATGATTTAAGATTTAAAGATGGATTAGAAGATAAATTAAAACTAATTGAGAATTTTAGATAGAAAGTGAGGTGTAAGTATGTTTGAATTAGAATGTAAATTTGATACAAGACAAAGTTTTTATGGAAAAGCAAAGGTCAATGTAAATGAAAAAAGTGATAAAGTAGAGCATTTTGAATTATTAAGTTATGGAACTTTGGTTGCTAACTATGTATATTATAAAGATACAAACAAAAAGGTCTATGAATATTTTGGAAAATATAGTCAAACAACAACAAGACACCAAAAAGAGTTTTTTAAGCAATTAGGATTAAGTGATAAACAAATAAAAGAACTATTTAAAAATGGTAAATTAGAAATTGAGGACTAATTATGTATAAAGTAGAAATATTAAACTTATTAAATAATAAGGTCTTTGAAAAATGGTTTTATTCTGAAGAAGAATTGAAGAAATTTAAAAGAAAATGTAAGTATTCTAAAAAGGTTAAAATTTTAACTACTTTAGATTATAGTAAATGTTAGGAGGTTATAAAAATGAATTTAGAAGAATTTAAAGAACTAAAAAAGATTTATAATGATTTATATGAAAGAAAAATTTATGCTTATTATTTAGATATTTTAGATGAAATTGATTGTCAATTAGAAGTTAAACTAACAGAAGATGATTTATGCAAATTATTTAATATAATAAAAAATACTTATTTAGATTTAGATAGTGTTTCAATTTGGGCACTTGTTAGATGTGCTATTGACAATTTAGAAGAAGTCTTAAATGGAAAATTTAATTTAAAAGAAAGGGTGTATGATTATGAAGTTTAGTAAATATAGTGCAATTTATAGAAATGATAATTTAACTATAAATGATGAGGAAATTATCGGAAAAGTAAAAGATGTTAAGGAATATTTAAGATATGAATTAGCAAGTCAATGTATGAGCCATTTTGAAGATTTTGAATATGAAAATTTTATTGATAATGGTAGATTGATTTTAGATCTTATTGAAAGATTAGAAATTAATGATGAAGATAATGAAAATAAGATTATAGTAAGAGTAAATCCTATGGGAGGATTTTACTATGATGATTATGAGGAGGAAGAATAAAATGAGTTCATATAAATTTTTTAAAGATTTAATATATGATATTACAGATGATTATAGAATAAATGAGGGTAAAGAATATGATTTTGATAAAACTATTGATAATTTAATGGCAGATGATGATTTATGGCAAGAATTAACAAATGCAATATGGAGAAATTTAGTTGAAATAAAGGAGGAGGAAGAATAATGATAAAGATAAAAACTAAGATAATAAATAAAGATACAAATAAAGAAACAATAGGTGTAAGTTATAAGGTTAAAGATACAAATAATTATGAGCATTTAGTACTTATAAATCACTTATTACATCAGATTTTAGATACTAATATGTATACTAAAAATGAATTAATGAAAATTGTAAAAATGTATTTAGAAAAGGAGGAAAAATAATGAATAGAGTATTAGAATTTCAAAATTTAATTACTATGTTAAAAGAAATAGATACTGAAAAGAATAGTGCTGAAGATCTAAAATATGTTTTAGATTATATTGCAAATGAATTAGAAAAATATATTGATGATATAAGATGATATAAAATAAATAAAAATTAACAAAAAATGTTGATTAAAACAAAAATATGTGATATTATGATTATGTTAGGAGGTGCTAAGATATGAAAAAACTTGATGGAATGGGTAGATTGACTATACCCAAAGAAATAAGAGCCACTTATAACTTAAATCCAAACACAGATGTGCAAATAATTGATAATGGTAATGGACTTTTAGTGATACCAGCAGATACACCATATACAATTAGTCAATCTGAAATGGATACATTAAGAAAATTATACTTAATGTTGCAAGATAGTGGTTTTTTAGATGAATATTTTACTGAAAGTTTATCTAAAATAACAAAAGAAAGTGAATCAAAATGTGATACTTGTGGAAGTAAAATGTTTTTAACTAAAGATAATACTTATAAATGTTATAAATGTGAATAGGAGGTGTAAATATGTTGTATAATTTACTTTATGATTATCAAAAGAATATTGTAAATGATTTAAAAGATTATGATTGTGGTGCTTTATTTATGGATGTAGGAACTGGAAAATCAATTACTTCATTAGCATTATATGAACAGAAATTAGTACAAAAGAAATGTAATAAATTAATAATAGTTTGTTTATGTGCAAAGATTAATGAATGGAAATGTGATTGTGAAAAATGGTTCCCTTTTAGTAAAGTTATAGTTTTAGATAATAAGAAAAAATCTAAAGAGGACTTCTTATATGGAAATTTTGATATTGCAATTATAAACTTTGAAAAAACATGGAGATATGAAGATTTAAGACTAATTAATAATAAATTTTGTATAATTATTGATGAAAGTCATAAAATAAAAGAGAGTACTACTAAAGTAGGTAAATTTATGCAACAGATAAGTTATCTTACACCTTATAAGTATATCTTAACAGCTACACCTATGGGAAATGGTTATATAGATTTATATAATCAATTATACTTCTTAGGTTTACTTGGAGGTACATTAACTAGATTTAAAGAGAATTATTGTAATGAGCAATTAGTTTATTATCCTGGTATGAAACCTTTTAAGAAAATAGTAGGTTATCATCATACTGAAGAATTAGATTTACTTATAAATAAATATGCTAGATATTATGAAAGAAAGATTGATGATGAATTAATACCATCTGAGATAGTTATACCTTTTGAACTTGATAAACAATATAATAAAATAGCTAAAACAAGAGTATATGAGGACATAAGTTTAGATAAGGTAACATCTAAAAGATTAGGACTTAAATCACTTTGTAGTGGTACTATTATGGGAAATGCTCTAGTAGATCCAAATGGAGATTTACATAGAGAATACCAACTTAATACTTATAAATTAGATTGGGTTAAATCATTTTTAGAAGATTTTAATGAAAGAGTTGTAATATTTTATATGTTTGACCATCAAAGAAATCAACTACATGATATGATTACTAAAATGAAAAGACCAGTTGCTAGATATTGTGCTGAATTTAAAGAAGAAGATATATTTAATGAAAATGATAATGCAGTTGTATTAGTACAATATAAAAGTGGTTCTACTGGTATAGATTGGTTAAAACAAAGTTATGTATGTATATTCTATAGTTTACCTGATTCTCATTTGGAATTTACACAGGCTAAGGGTAGAATAAATAGACATGGGCAAACTAAAAAACCTCTATATTATATTCTAATATCTAAAGGAAGTAATAGTGTAGATGAGATGAACTATAAAGCTTTAATTGAACACAAAGATTTTGATGATAAGTTTTTTAATAGATGTTTTGGGTGTAGTAATGAAAAAGATTTGTAGAATATGTCATAAAGAGCTAGATATTAATTGTTTTAGAAAAAGTGGTAAATACTATAGAGGTGAGTGTAAAGAATGTGCTAAAGTAGAATATAAAAAATGGTATTTAAAAAATAAAGATAAAAGAAAAGAACATGTGAGTAAAATTCATAAAGAATATTATGTTAAGAATAGAGATAAATTTTTAAAATATCAAGTTTTGTATAGGAAAGAACATAGTAACGAAATAAAAGAATACAAAAAAGAATATTATCAAAATAACAAAGAAAAAATAGATTTGAAAAATAAAGATAATTATTATAAATATAATGATTATTATAAGAACTATTACAAGAATAATAAAATAAAGATAAAGTTATATAGAAATATTTTCTTAAAGAATCCAATTAACAAACTTAAAAAACAGATTAGAAATATGATATATGATTCATTTAAAAGACAACATAAAGTAAAGAAACGACACTCTGAAGAGTTATTAGGTTGTGATTTAGATTTCTTTGTTAATTATTTACTAGATACTTATAAAAATAATTATGGTATTGAATGGGATAAAATTGAAAAAGTACATATAGACCATATAATTCCATTAGCAACTGCTAAAACAGAAGAAGATGTAATAAAACTATGTCATTACAAAAATTTACAATTATTAAAAGCTGAAGATAATTTAAAGAAAAGTGATAAAGTATATTTTAAGGAGGTATGATTCTTTTGACAAAGAGGTTATATTGCAAGGGGGCAAGAGTTGTAAATATAGCAGAATTAAGTCAGTATAATGGATTTCTATATATTAGAGATAAAATATGGCATCCAGCTTGGTGGCAGAATTTACAATTTCATCTTTTGGTTAGATATATAAAAGAAAATATTGTTTACTATGCTGATAAGATAGGAGGGCTTAATGAAAATAGAAAAGAAAAATAATAAATATTATGTCAATGATCTGGATTTAGAAGAGGTTATTGCAAATAGAAAATACCTAGTCAATTACATAAAGAAACAAATAGATTTTTTAAATAGAACAAAAGAATTTACACCAGTTAATAAATATAAGCTTACAGTTCTATATGATATACAGAAGAAGATGGTGTTAAGAAAATGAAATGTTTTATAGTTAAAAATACATTAAAAGTAAAAATGTATTATAAACATCATTTAGGATTTGAAGGTCAACAAAATCACTGGGTATTAGATAGACAAGAAGCAAAATTGTTTCCAACAGTTGCTGAGGCTAGAAAAGAGATAAGAATAAATAAATTAAAAAATGTAGAGGTGGAAAAAATATGAGAAAAACAGGTTTAATATTAATATTTTTAGTAATAGCAGTAATATTATTAGGATTAATTTATAAAATATCAAGATTAGAAGAAGTAAATGGAGAATTAAGACAAATAAAAAGACAATATGAACAAATATGTACAAGATATGGAGGAAATAATTGTGAATAAAGATTATGAAATAAAAGCAATGAAATTATTAATAGATGAAATGAAAGAAACAATACATAATCAAAAAGAAGAAATAGATAGATTGAAAAGTCAAGTTGTAAAATTAAATGAGCAAGTATCACAATATCAAGATGAAATATTTGCAAGAGATAATAATTGGTACGATATGCAAGATTAAAGGAGAATAATAAATGATAAAGATACTAGATTTTATTATTACAAAAGCAGAAATACATTTATCAAAAAAAGAAAAATGTTTAAACAATAAAAATACAACAAATGAAAAAATAAAATTATATAGAAATATACTTGATGAAATTGATAAATATAAAAAGACACAAAAAAACTTATTAACATTTAGACATTATAGATATTTTACATTTGAAGTTGATGATATAGAGGAGGAATAAGTAAATATGAGTGAAGAAATAAAAGAAATATTAGACAAATTAAATAAAACTGCTGATAACCCTTTATTTGTAATATGCAGTAGCCAAAAAGAATTAGATAAAATTCCTAAATATACTGCAAACTTTTTATCAGTAAATGATAGACAAGCAAAATTATTATTAAATTACATAACTAATTTACAACAAAAAGTAGAAGAGAAAAATAAAGAAATAGATAGATTAAATAATATAATAAATGAATTAGAAAAATATTTAATAGAACATATTGATGAATATAGAGATATGGAACAAGATGCTATGTTTGAATTTGGATTAGTTTTAGATAAACTAAAAGAATTAAAGGAGAATAAGTAAATATGAGTGAAGAAATAAAAGATTTAAAGCAAGAATTAAATGAATTTGATGAAGAATATGTAAAATTATATGAAAAATATTGTAATTTAAGAAATGAAAAGAAAGCTTTACAACAAAAAGTAGAACAATTAGAAAACATAAGAAAAGAAGCTGTAGAAGAAATACAAAGAGTATTAGATATATGGACTAATAAACCTAATGAAATTGCTACTTTAGATTTAGAATATTTATTAAACATATTAAACAAAGGAAGTGAAGAATGAGTAAAAAGGTATGGTTAGTGATCTTAATACTAGCAGCATTGTTAGCAACAAGACAATGTGTTAAAGATGATAAAAAGCAAAAACAAATAATAAAATCAAATATAATAGAAAATAAAGAATTTACAAGTAAACCTAATGAGATATACATTCCAAAAACATATACAACTAGAATGACAAGTTTTTATACTGATGATGAATGTAATACAGGAAGTGTTACTGCAAGTGGATTAACTACAAATGATTTTGATATTAATAGTAATGGTTGGTATACTTATCAAGGAAAACTTGTAATAGCAACTGCAAGTTATAAGCTAAAAAACTGGACTATGACAGATCAAGCACATCCATATAACTTGTATGATGAATTAGTAATAAATATAGATGGAGTAAATTATAATGCAATAGTATTAGATTATTGTGGAATGTGTAATATTTACAACAGAATAGATTTGTTTGTAAGTAATAAGCAAAGTGCAATAGATAAATATGTGGAGGTGGAAATATGGGAATAACACAAACAAAACTTCAACAAGAGAAACAGAAAAATAAAGAATTAAAACAAAAATTTAGAGAAACTAAAAGAGAAATATTAAAAGAATTAAAAACATTAGAAGAAAAAGTAAAAGATTTAATGTATGTAGGTGATTTAAAATGATAAAGAAAATAACTGACCCACAAGAAATAAGAAATATATTTGATAGTGACAATATAGAAACAACTAACAAAACAATAAGTAAAAATGATTTAAGAAACAATGATATAATAAAATTTAAAAACAAAAAAGCAATAGTGTTAAGTCAAATAAATAGATACATAATAAATGAATTTTATAATGACAATTTAGAACACATAAATGACCCAGGATATGATGTAGAAGAAGTAGAAAGACCACAATATGTAAAAGTATATAAAAGGAATAAATGAAAAGGTTTTTATTATATTTACTTAGATGGGAATGTAGTAGTCCTATACTTGCTTTAGTATTGTATTTATTAAATGTAAATGAAATATTGGAAACAATAATAGCAAATTTAATAGGTGGAATGATATTTTATTGGGTAGATAAATTAATTTTTAAAAAATAAAAGTACTTTAGAAAAATCATATGTTATTATGTAAGTGAAAGGAGTGATTTAGATGTGGGAAGAACTAGGTTATGAATCCAAAGAAGATTATGAAGAACAATGGGATTTATATGAAATGGATAGACTATATGAAGAGGAGAAACTAAATGAATTACAGGAAGATAGCTGATGATTTCTTTAGTCAATCCTGTGAACTAATAACTTTTGATACTAAAGAGGAATGGCTTGAAATGAGAATGAAAGGTATTGGTGGTTCTGATGTAAGTTCTATTATGGGAGATAATCCCTGGAGAAGTAGAAAAGATGTATATCATAGTAAAATTATATTACAGCCACAAATAACAAATGATGCTATTGAGTTTGGAAATGCTTTTGAACCTATTATTAGAGAGTCTTTTGCTTATAAATACAGAAATGTTTATGAAACTTTAGATTATAAAGATACAATGTTTAGAAATATATTTGTACCATACTTTCAAGCTTCATTAGATGGTGTTTTAGTTGAAAAAGCAACTAATAAAGTTGGTATACTTGAGATTAAAACTGCTCAGAATAGAAGAAGCAAATGGTACTATGAAGATGGTTCTAAAGGAATACCTCAGGAATATATAGATCAAGCTATACATTACTTTAATACAACTAATGCAGAGTTTGTAGTATTCTATGCTTTAATTAACTATGAGAGAGATGATATTGATAGAGATATGGAATTTCTTAAACCTAGAAGAATTAATCGTGATGATGTACTAGAATATAAACAAGAAGTAGAAAGAGAATGTATAGACTTTTGGGAAAATTATGTTAAGAAAGGTATTGAACCTAAGAATAGAATGGTGATATAAGGAGGAATAAAAATGTTAAATGAATTAGAAAGACCAAGTTTAAAGGTTACTTTAGATTTAGATATACCTAAAATGGAACCTTTAAAACA